CAGACCGCCATCAGCGGGCCACCGGCTGGCGCTTGTTGCCGAAGATCCCCATTGCCTTGTCGAATGAGCCGTCGGCGAGGCCGCGATTGACTGTGCTGATGATGAAGGTCTCGATCCGGCGGCCATCGGGCGCCTGCTCGCTCTTGTGGGAGACCTCGTCGGGCGTGTTGTTGATGATATTGATCTGAATGTCGCCACCACCGCCGCCGACCGCACCCATCTTGTCGAGCGGGATGATGGCCTCGTCGTCTTTCTCGCCCGCGATGATGAGTTGGCCACCGCGGCGGTGTTTCACGACGCCACCCATCGCGCCCGCGGGCACCGTCACGCCGGGACCTGAGAGCTGCTCCGCGCCACCGCCCCCGAAACCTCCGAAGGAGCGCGTTGCCAACTCGACCGCTCGCAGGATCAGGAGTCTCAGGATGATCTTCGAGATGTCTTTGGCGATCGCCGTAGCCATCTCGGCGAAGTTCGCCTTCCCGGTCGCGGCCCACTCCACGAACTCATCGCTTGCACGGCTCGCGGCCATCGTTACGAGATCCGTGGCGACCTTGAGATCCTCGAGGGCTTCCATCCGCGCGCGAATCGCGTCGATCGCCGCCCAGTTCGGATCGGGATCAGCCGCCATTCTGGCGAGGGTCGAGCGATAGGCCTGGATCGCCGCGCCAAGCGAGTCGAACGAGAGGCCGAGAGCCCGGGCCTGGTTGTCGACGACGCGGAGACTCTCCGTGAACTCGGCGGCATGGAAGTCGTCGCGTAGTTCACGGAACCGATCGCGCAGCTTGGCGACCTGTTCGCTCCCCTCGCCGAATCGGTCGAGCGCGTCCGCGATGCTGGCCGCCATCTGGTTCATCGCCGCCGAGGCGACGCCGACGGCATCGCCGACCGCCAGATACTCGCGCTGTGCCCCCCTAATCCTGTCTCTCAGGTCCGTCCAGATCTTGGCTTCGTCGAGGAGATCCCGCGTCACGCCCGTTGGCGCTTCGAAGTCCAGCGACTTGAGGGTCTCGAACTCATCGTCGGTGTTCTTGAGCTCCTGGAGGCGTTCGCGGAATTTCTCGACTTGCGCGCTCCCGCTTCCGAACCGTGTAATGGCCTGCGCGAGCACACCCTCGATGGCCTTGATCTTGTCGGCCACGCCGCCGGTCTTGTCGCCGGTCACGTCCGCGATCACCGAGACGTCGTGCATCGCGATCCCGAGCTTGTTCCACAGAGCGGCGTCGTCGCGGAGATCCTGCGAGTGCCCCTGATCAATCGACGCGGCGACCACCTCGGCGACTTCCTTCGCGGCGGCCTGCGCCTCCTTGTTCAAGGCGATGATCCGCGCCAGGCCGCGCGCCCACTCCTCGAGCCCCTTCAGCACGTCCGGCGTCATGCCCTTCGTCGCCCGCGCGGCTTCGATGACGCCGTTGGCGATCGACTCGATCTCCGCGTCGAGCTCGCCCATGACGCCGCTCGCCGCGCGCTCGGCGAGTTGGCGGATAGCCTTGTTGAGGCCGTCGAGCTCCGTCGTCAGGATCTTCGTCTGGGTCAAGACGTTGCCGAGCGTGTTCTTGCCGAGGTCGCCGAGCGATTTGTTGACCTGCTCCGCGCCCTTGGCCACGCCCGGCTGCACCCGTTGCAGATCCTCGAGCGCCTTGACCGCCTCGGCCAGCGGCACGCGCGCGTCGGCCACGGCAGCGTTGGCCTCGAGCGTCGCCCGCTTATGGTCGGGCCATTTGTTCTTGCTCAGGTCGTCGAGAATGCTGCCGAGATACGCGAGCGGCCCGGCGATGACCGTGAAGGCCGACGACAGTCCCACGCCGAACGCGGTCGCGACGACGGCGCCGCCTTTGAGGGCCGGGATCAGCGTGTTCTGGAGAATGCCAGCGACCGGCGTCAGCGCGATTGTCGCGGCCTTCCAAGTCGCCGCCCAGATTTCGCCCAGGGCGGCGAGTTGCTGCGGCAGGTTGGTCCCGATCTCACGCCCGAGCGTCTGCATGTAGTCCAGGACGGCCAGCCCCTTGTCGACGAGGATCTTGCCGAGATCTTCCTGGAGCTGTTTCCACTGAGCGGCCAGCCGCTGGAGGACTTCCGATTGCGTCAACTGAGCCGTCGTGAGGGCCTTTGTCGCCCCCGCGGTTCGCGCGATCACTTCGTTGTAGATCGCCTGGGAGCGGCCGACGTTATTCAGCTCGTCGGCGCTCTTGCCGAGCGTGGCGGCATACTGACTCATCACCTGATCGACGTCGATCACCACGCCCATGTTTTTCAGCGCCCGGGTCTGCTGATTGGCGATCGCTTCGGTGATGGCGTTGAACGCCGTCACCACGTCGACGCCCATGAGCTTGGATTGCTGGCGGGCGACCTCCATCAGCTTGACGAGCTGCTCGGGCGCGAAGCCTTCGCGGAGGCCGCGCGCGGCGGCCAGCATGACGTCGCTCGTGTTGATGATGTCGCCGCTAGCCCGCGTCAGCGCCTCGGCGAGCGCATCGCCCGAAGCTCCCACGGACTCCGCGAGCCGCGAGAAGGCGTCTTCCTGGACCTTCGCCTCGAGGCCCAGTTTCGCCATCTGCGTGACCGCATCACGCGCCGAGACCGCGAGCCCTTCCAGCCCCTTCGCAAACGACACGCCGAGCGTGATCTCCGCGATCTTGGAGAAGGACAGGCTGATGTCGCTGGTGGTCTTCTTGACCTTGTCGCGCGCCTTGTCGAGATCGTTGTAGAAGCGCGCGGTATTGGCGAAGAACTCGACGACGAGTTGGCCGATGGGTGTCGCCACGTCAGCGGCCCTTCTTCTTCGCCTTGGGGTGTCCGAAAGTCTGCTTGACCATCTCGGTCAGCGCATCCGGCGAGAGCGGCCCGGCGGGTTCGCGCTTCACGAACGGCATGAAGTCGGCCGGCGTGAAGGGATCGGGGCGCTTCTTCCGGTCGCGGTTGGCGTTGGCGATGACGGCGGCGATGATCCCGGCTCGCACGTCAGCACGCTCCTCCCCGAAGGGTTCGAGACTCGCGTAGGCCATCCATTCCGCCACTTCCCGGCTGCCGAATTCCTCGACCTCGGCGATGGATCGGCCGAGGGCGAGCGCTACGCGGAAGAGGAACTTCCGTTCGGGCCGGTCGCGGAGTTTTTTGCTGCGTCCTCCACCGCCTGGCTTGAAAAGCCGTTGAACTCGTTGATTGCCTCGGCGATCCGCCGGCAGCCTGAGAAATTCAGGCGGCCGACGTCCTCGATGTCTTCCGGCGAAAACATCGGCGTGCCGTCCTCGTTGATCACCGACGCCATCACGAGCGCGATCACATGCCCCCCCTCGGACTTGTCGGCCATGAGCGCATGGGCCGACCCGATCGTGAGTTCTTGAATCATCACGGACCCGCCCCACTCGGGAACCTCGACGGTGAGACGCCGAGGCCGGCGCGTGAGGATTGCTTCGCGCGTCAAGTGCCCCATGCCTAGGCCCACACCACGTCGCCGGTGATGCGCAGACTGCCGTTCAGCCCGATCGCCCCGTCCGGCGCGACCGCCATGCTCATCTGCTCCACGAACGCCGTGAAGGTCCCGACGGACGGCGGCGAATCGGTGAGCGTGATCGTGTACACCGCCGACGCCAGCGCATTCTGGTCGGCGCGCATCGCCACCTGCGCCGGATCGGTCGGGAGCCAGAAGCCCGTGAAGCTCAGGCTGCCGTTATCCTTCAGGCCCGGGATGTACTCCTTGGCTACCGACCGGAGATGCGTCGTGTCGGTGAAATTCGACTGCGCCTCGGGGCCAGTGAAGCCGGTCAAGGCCCCGATTTCGGTGCCGGCGCGCTTGATAAAGACCCCCTGACTTGGCAGTGCCATGAATCACCCTCCCCCTTACACGCTCGAGCCGACGATGAGGATCTCCGGCTGGACGTTGCCGGCGGCCGTATTGACGAAGTTGATCAGGTCCCCCGTGCCCGCCGTGACGACCACCGCGGTCGCGTCGGGCGCGTACCACACGAGCGAACCGCCCGGGCGGAGATGGATCAGATCGGCCGCGGCCCCCAGCCACGGCACTCCGTTCGTCGGCATCGTCACGTCGATCACGTTCGGGCAGAGCGTCAGGTCGGATTTGACGGCAATCAGCTTGAGCCGCGCGATGACGAAGGCGTCGCCGTAGATGTCCAGCAGGGAGCCGGACACGTCAAGACTCAGCGTGCCGCTGCCGGCGATCGTCGTCCTCGCGTAGTACGCCTTATCGGCGGCGTTGATGCCGGTCCCGGCAGAGAGCGCCAAGGTGGCGGTGACGATCAGCTCTTCCGACGCCGTAAGGGCGCCAATCGTCTTGGAGATCGTGGCCGCCGCCCGCCAACTGCCGGTTGTTGTCACTGGCATGAGCGTTCCTCCTCGTTACAGTTCGTCGACCCAGACCGAATAGTCTTGCGACACGCGATGCCGTCGCCCCTCGTCGTCGAGCAGATCGTGTTCGCCGAGGATGAGCGCGACGACGCCGGGCGCCGCGTAGCCATCAAGGGCGCGCCGCACCTGATCCGCCAGCGCCTTGACGGCGCCGTAGTTCTCGGCCCAGCAATCGACTTGAATGCGCGGGTCGGCGAGTCCCCCGGAGCCACGCAGGCTACCCGCCCTGACCGTGCTGATCCGCTGGTAGGTCACGAGCGGCAGGGCCGCCGTCTGTGGCGCCTGCATCGGATAGATGCGCGTCCCGACAAGGCTCGTGACCCCGGTCGTCGCGGCGAGCCGCGCCACGATCGACTCCTCGGCCGTCATCGACTCGGCTCCCCGGATCGCAGATGGCGATACTCCTCGATGGCGCGGGCCGTCACATCGTCGGCATCAGCGCCCTCAGCGGATACCTGCGCGTAGAACGAGAGCGTCACGGTGGTGAGCTTCTCAACGCTCGCCTCGACCTTGACCGACAGGAGGCCCTGCACCTCGCGGCCGTTGACGAAGACGCGCGAGCTGTGACCGGTCGGTGTCAGGACGAGATGCACGGTCTCGTACGGCGGCATCACGCCACCCTCTTCGCGAGACGCTTCACCGCGCGCTCGAGCCCGGCCCGCAGATGGACGGCCAGAGCCGCCACCGCGATCTGTCCATCCTGATCGAGCGTCGGCCGCATGAAGGGTTGCGCCGCATGGTGCACCGTGCCGAATTCCTGGAACCCGCCGTAGAAGGCGCGCCGCGAGGGGCCGATCTGGGCGACCGCCGTGTCTTTCTTATTCGAGATGCGCACCACGGCCACGATTTCATCGGCCAGCGTCACGCCGTTCACATCGGGATCGCGCGGCGCGCGGAGCGCCATGCCCTCGCGGAGCACCTCGGCGCCCGCCTTCAATCCCGCGCGCACCGGCGCGCCCTGCATCTCATCGGGGAGCGCCCGGAGCGCGTCGTCGAGCTCGCGCAAGCCCTTGAATTCGACGCTCATGCCCCTCACGTGCGGAGCCTCGCCATGAGATGCAGCTCTTCATTCCGCTCTTCGTGGTTGATGACCGACTGGATATCGAACAGCTTGGCGTTGTAGCGCACGCGCATCACCGGCGTGATCTGCGCCGCCTCCGCGTCGTAGCGGATTCGGATTCGATGGTCGACGGCGGTCTGCGTCTGCTGGGCTTGAAAGAATTCACGCCCTTCGAGCGGCGTGACGTCGGCCCAGCGGGTCAGCATCTCCGACCATGTCTCGATGGGTTCGCCGAAGGCGTCCTGAGTCGGGGCGCTGAGGCGCTCGATCGTGATCCGGTTACGCAGATCGCCAGCCTGCATCAAAAGCCCCACGAGACCTTGTAGCGGGCCATCGACCAGAAGAAGGCGTCCGGGAGATGCGGCGCTTCGCGGTGCTCGTAGAGGTACGCGGTCGCCTGCTTGATCCACTGAAGAATCGGCTGTGGCACCGCCGCCGCGTTGCCGTAGCCCGCGACAAAGCGCACCGTCACGGCGTTGATGGTCGCCTGCGCCGCGGGCCAGACCTTGCCGAACGCCGGAAGGATCTGGCCGGGCTCCGACTTCGTGTCGACGACGTATTCGGTGTTCGCGAGGAGCTGCGGGGTTCCCGCCGAGTCGACGTAGTTGATGCTCGTGACTGATTGCAGCGGCGGCAGCGGCACGCAGATGCTCGGCGCGTCGGCATACGATCCATCGGACTCGTACGGGAAGCAGTCCATGAACAGATCCCAGGTCTGCGTCATGAGCGCGCGGCCGAACCACGCATCCTTGCCGTCGAATTGCTGTCGGGCATCCGCGATCAATCCCGTCAAGAGCGCGTCATCCTCGCTCGTGTCGATCCGCGCCCACGTCTTCACGTCGGCGAGGGTCACCGGTTCGCCGCCAGGCGCCGTCACGAGGGCGAGGCTGTAGCGCACTCACTTCCTCGGCGCGTCCTGATGTTTCGGGGCGACCGATGCGGCCGACTCTTTCGGCTCTACGCACGGCGCCCCGTGGCCCTTCTCGCCCCCGTCGCTATCGACCGCGACTTCCTTGTTGCACTTGTTGCAAACCGTCTTGTAGTCGGGCGTCGCCATGGTCGTCTCCTAGCCTCGCCGTCTCGGTTCGCTCGCCATCGTCGCGGCCTCGAGGTCGCCCTCGGGCGGCGTGATCACCTTCTTGCAATGCGGGCACCGCTGGGCCTCGACGATCTGCGCGATGCCCATGCCGAGGTAGTCCTGCGCCTTCTCTTCCGGCATAGCGACGATTTCGCCGGCCTCGAAGCTCCACGACGCCGACGCGATCCCCGACAAAAACTTGATCTTGACGATCGCCATACACCGCCCTCGTTCCGACATGGGCGGGCGCCCGTGCGACGCCCGCCCC